GATTGCGACGCTATCGTAGAACGGGCAGGCATCCGGGTCTGCTTGACGACGGACCCGAAAAAGATAATGGAGGTTTTAAAGAAGTAAGCTAGCCAGCCAGCAACCCTAACCGGGGGCGGGTCGAAAGACTCGCCCCCTTTTTTTGCCTTGCATCCCACTTCTTTCTAGCGGGCTGGCTGCCTATTAATATCCCTCTTGCTCTCTAGGCAGCTAGCCAGCCAGCCAGCTAGCAGACAGTGAATCTCCCTAGGTGGCTGGCGGTGGCGTCGAGACGAGCGGCAGCGAGGTAGCAGCTCTGCCGCCCTGACGCACCCCTGCCAACCAGGGGGCTTGACTGCTAGGTCTTAGCACTGATAGAGGCCGCCTGGAGGTGGGGGATGCCAGCCAAGTCGAGCCAATGTTGCGGCGCAGTCGTGTGGCGAGCCTGGTCCTTCCCCTGGTGGTGGGTCTGCTCGCACTGTGGTCGCCACGCCTGGTGCCGAGGGAGGCTGTGAGATGCCAGCCAAGTCGAAGGTCCAGCAGCAGTTCATGGGGGCCGAGTTGGCGAGGAAGCGCGCCGGCAAGGCAACCAAGACCGGCATGTCGGAGCAGCAGCTCGAAGACTTCGCCTCCGTCAAGCGGGCGGGGCTGCCGACCCGGGTCAAGTTGAAGACCCCGGCGGCCAGGGCGAGGATGCGGAAGTAGGGTGTGTGGCATGGAGCGGATCGGGCCGATCATCCAGCGGGTCCTCCGCAAGATAGCTGCCAGGCGACCTCCCGTCCCGATCTGTGCTAAGTGTGGCACCGCCATGGTCCCCCGTGTCTACGTCTGCCCCGCCTGCCATAGCGAGCTGACTCGCAAGGAGGAGCCCCCCGATGCCTAGCCTCCACGACGGCCATGCCTTCTTAGGCTCGCTCTGCATCGACTGCCTGCACGACCGCTACTTTGCCATGAAGGCGCGGATTGCAGAGCTGGAACGTCGCCTGCGTGAGAAGGAGGAGCCCGATGCCTGACACCACCATCCCGGCCAAGGAGTTCGTCCGCTACCTGGAGTGGCGCATCAGCCGCGAGATCCTGCCGCCCCTGGTGCCCTACCCCGAGGCCATCGGACGCTTCGGCGTTGACCCAGTCGTGGTGACGACCGATGACACGGGCCAGGCCACCCTCGCCTCGCCAGGAGGCCGTGGGGGGCCAGACTCGGCCGAGACGTCCCCGGGCCGCACTGATCCGGGGAAGGCCGGGGCCTAGGCATCGCTCGCTCCCGCCCCTGCCCGAGCCTTCGGCGGCTTATGGCGAGCTAGTGATGGACTGGACGGGGAGCCGCATGCATCTCGTCGGCAAGGTCGGCACGCTCACCCTGACGCCCGAGGTTGCGGGCTCCTACCGCCGCGAGGAGGCCGGGGTCGTCGAGTTCGTCACCACCTACGCCACCAAGGCCATCGAGCGCATGCACCTGGAGCGCATCCTCGTCTATGGGCCCGAGGGCGACTGCCTCGGTGAGGTGCTGCCGCCCGCCCGCACGACCCCGTTCTAGGAGCGCCTCATGTGGACTCCCCTCGCCCGCTGTGAGGAGTACCAGGAGCCGAAGCCAGCCTTGCTCCTGGTCGTGCCCGCCCGCCTGGAGCCGGTGGACTATAGAATACTAACCTATCTATTTCAGGGTATCAAGGCTGCGAAGATCGCCTCTCGGCTGGGCCGCTCCCTCGCCGAGGTCTCGAAGCGCATCGACCGCACCGCCTTCCGCCAGCTCCAGGCCGAGGTCGAGGCCGGGGTGGTGAAGTCGATCCTGGAGGCCAAGGCGGCCGAGCCCGTCACCATGGCCAAAGCGGCGGCACCGGGGGCCATGCGCCAGGTCGTCAAGCTGTCCTCCCATTGCCAGGACCCCCGCACCCGACTCAATGCCTCCAAGACCGTCCTCCAGTATGCCGGCGTCGAGCCCCCGCACCGCATCGAGGTCACCACCCCCGAGCGCGTCCTCGATCAGATGACGGCCGAGGAGCTGGCCCGCTTCGCCGCCCACCGCATCTGGCCCGAGCGTTTCAGGGACCTGTTGCGGGCCTTCCTGCCTGCTCCTTCGGAGGACGTGAGTCGCAGACCTGGGGAGGCGGTGGTAGAGACGACGGCGACCCACGTAGACGAGCCCGAGGCCGACGAGCGAGTGGTGGGCAGCCGGACAGCCTACGATGACGAGCCCTCCAAGTAGCTGCTTGACAGACAGGCTTGCTCCCTCCATACATCTCCCTGCCATCACCGCACCGCTCCGCCCGTGGCCTCCCTCACGCCTGTCGGCGTTCAGTCGCCCAGGGGTGGGGGAGGCCCCCCATCCCGAGCCAGCTCGACCAGCTCCCTAGCTTGTGCTAGACGGCCCCACGGGAGGTCCGATGGAGCGCGATTGGCCCTTTCTTGCCATGATCGGAGGCGCCATCGCCTCGGGCGCCACCGCCGCCGCTGGCACGCTCGGGACGGCCGCCACCTCGGCGCTCGGGGGCCTCGGCTCCCTGGCCGCTGGCGCGGCTCACGGCATCGGCACCGCCGCCTCCGGGGCGCTCAATGCGGTCACGGGAGGAGGAGGGGCAGGCCCCACGGCCGCCTCCGCCGCCCCAGCCGCCGCCCCGGCAGCCGCAGCCCCCGCCTCGGGTGGTGGCTTTCTCGACAATCTCCTCGGCCGAGGACCCGCCAACCAGATCGGCGTCTCCACCCCCGGGGGGCCCATGGCCGTCCCCCCAGGCGCCGAGAACCTCTCCCAAGCCGTCCCCTACCAGGGCTCCCTTCCCGGCACCCCCGTCCTGGATCAGCTCGGCAGCGGGCTCAAGCAGATGGCCGCCGGCCGCTTCGGAGTCACCAACCCCGACATGGGCGTCCTCGACATGGTGAAGCAGGGAGGACTCAGCCAGCTCTCGGGTGGCCCCTTCGTTGGCTACAATCCCCAGGCCAGCTTCCTCTCGAACCTCGGGGGCGCCGTCCGTCAGCGGCTCCTCTCCCAGCTCTCCCCTGACCCCGGCACCCAGAACCAGAACCCCTACGCCCTCCAGCAGGCCGTCCAGTTGGCGCTCTCCCGACAGGGCCCCTACGCGAGACAACTCCCAGTCTACGGCAACCTTCCTGGGTATGGCTAAGAAGCGGTGGGAAGGCGTCCCGATCATCCCCGAAGGCGAGGGGACGCCCGAGGCCGCGATGGAAGATGGCGGCTTCACCCTGGAGCTGCCGAATGACGCCGAGCTGGCCCTCGCGGCGCGGGCCCAGCTTCGGTCGGTGCAGCGCACGACGGCCAATCGGTATGTCAGCGATCCCTACGCCTTCCTCACCGAGTGCGTCAAGACCCTAGACCAAGCTACCCAGAGAGTTAGAAGATTCCCGGCCATCGACGAGCCCACCCCCGGCTGCCCCTGCAAGCCCGGCATCGGCTGCCGGAACTATCTCGACCATGTCGTGAACCGCTGGCTCACCGAGAAGCGGTTCCTCCTGCCCAAGTCTCGCCGCATCATGGCGAGCTGGACCATGGTGGGTCTGCACTGTTGGCTGGCTCGCTTCTTCCCCGGCACCTCGGTCGCCTTCGTCTCGCGGAAGCAGGGCCTCAACGACTCCGAGGGAGCCGCCGAACTCGTCCGGCGAGTGAAGTTCATCGAGGAGCATCTGCCGGTGGACTTGCCGCCACTCAAATTCGAGTATAACTTCTCCCGTCTCAAGTACCCGGAGATTGGGTCGGAGATCATCGGTGTGGCGCAGGGGGCAGATCAGCTACGCCAATATACCTTGTCTGCGATATTTGCGGATGAGATGGCTTTCTGGGAGGAGGCGCACGACACCTACTCCGCCTCCCTGCCCACCCTGGAAGGCGGGGGACGCTTTACAGGAGTGTCGTCAGCGCACCCAGGATTCTTTAAGCAAGCTGTCTTCGACGCCCTCTGATGGCTGGGACGTGGCGATGGCTCAGCTCCGTCAGACCATCGAGACGATGCGGGAGATGGCCCGCTGGCCGCGCTGATGGCTGACACCGATCCGCCGATCTCCTACAACAGACCAGGCTACTGGCCGGCGCCAACGCGGGTCCAGTGGCCGCCGAGCCAGGCTGACGTCCTCTACGGCTCCGTGGCGATGCCTGGGGCGCCACCCTCGGCTCCGCCAGTCCCGGCATCCTTCGCGTCGCCGCCTGGCTACCCGACCTCGCTCCACGACTACGCGGCCATGGCGCGGCTCCCCCTGTCTCCCAACCTGGAGGACCGCCGCTTCGAGCGCCCACCAGCGCAGCCGAGCTGGCTCCAGACGCTCTTTGGCACGCCCCCCGCTCACATGATGCCGCTCGTCGCTCGGGGTCTCCAGGTGCTCCAGGGTGGCATGCCTGGGCCCGCCCCCACCGGCCAGCCCTACCCGAGCGCCCCGCAGCCCTACGCCGGCACCTCCATCCTCTCCCAGCGCCTCGACCCCTCCACCATCATGCTATCAAACCAGCCTCCCCTCCAGCTTCCGCCACCGCAACCAGCGCCCACCGAACAGTACCCGACCCCCACCGCCGGGGCCTACGCGACGCAGCAGCCAGGGCCCACCCTCCAGGGCGTGATGCCTCGGCCCGAGCGCGATCCTACCTTTCAGTTCTACGTCGAGAACTCGGCGGGCCTCACCCGAGGCGATGCCCGAGCGGCCTACCGCGATCTCAACAAGGCGCTCAAGGATCCGAACATGGACCCGCTCGACCAGCTCCCCACCTTGCGTGCGCTGATCGCAGACGGCTGGCTCAAGGTGGGGCCCGAGGACTTCGACACCATCCTCCACTTCCCCGGGGGCCGTCCGGGCCGCGAGCGCATGGTGACGCTGATCGACCAGCTCCGTCCCTTCCTGCCGCAATGGGAGACGCAGCAGGGCTACCAGAACCCGCCCTCTGGCGTCCCGCAGCCGACCCCGGGCGGCTAGCCCCCTTGCCGCTCGCCGCCTCTCATGCTAGGGGGCGGCAGCAAGCCGCGTTCCAGCGTAGGGAGGTAGGCTGATGTCTGCGACATTCACTGTCTCGGGGACGTGGACGCCGCTCGGGGTGGACTTCACCAAGATGGCGAAGACCGGCCCCAACGTGCCGCAGATCACGTCCATCGTGGGCGAGGCGCTCAAGGCGGCCTCGGCGGCCACCGGCAGCCCGGTGCTCGGCTTCCCCGAGCTGGTGGCCTTCATCCAGGCGATGGCTGATGGCTACTCGATCGGGTACAACCCAGCCAAGGCGCTGCTGTATGCCATCATGACCGCCGAGATGCAGAAGGAGGACCCGATGGTCACCTCGGGCACCTCCCGCGTCTACCCATAGGGGAGCTAGCATGCAACAGATGTTGGTATCACAGCTCCCGCTCTCCCAGCGCATCCCGGCCCTGGCCGATGCCATCCGGTCGCTCCGGTCAACCCGCGCCCAGCTCGACCGGGAAGAGGCCGAGTGCCTGGCCCAGTTGACACAAGCCGAGCAGGAGCTGAAGGCGCACCCGGCCGGCTCCGAAGACACGGAGCCCAGCGGCTTGCTCACCGAGCGGCCCCAGGAGCCCGAGCCGGCGCCCTCGGATCCTGAGCCCGCCCCGAAGAAGGCCCGGAGATGACCGACTGGGGCGACGCCTGCCTCAACGAGAAGGCGCGGTCCCGGACCTGGGCCCAGCCACCTTCGGCACCCGAGTCGCTGCGCTCTCGGGTGGCGGCGATGACCCAGGAGGAGCGGCTCGCGGCTGGCCTCGGCTACGCCCCGGCACCAACCCCCGACCCGGCGACGTGGCGGCATGACAAGGGCGACCGCGACATCCCAAGTGAGGAAGGGAGGTAACGAACATGCCTGGTGCAGTGGCAATCACCGGCACCGTCAGCCAGCCCCGCCTAAAGACCATCCAGCAGGGCGGCGTCGGCACCACCTACGGCGTCTCGGCGATGACCGGGGCGGCGAACCAGGGCTCGGGCTCGACCGACATGGACTCGCGGTACTGCCTCGGCAAGGACCTGAACTTCTTCCAAGAATTGCAGGGCTTCATCGCTGAGATGTGCCGCACCTGCTCGATGACCCCGGCCGCCGCCGTCGTCCACCTGGAGATGATGCTGCACGACCTCCGTCGTCAGCCGGTGATGACCGAAGGCCGCGTCTTCGGCTGACCCGAGTCGCTTCGCTCTCGGGTCCGAGCGAGATGGCCCCTGGACGCGGTGGCAGTCATGGCGCTCTGCCTCCAGCTCCTCGGGGACACTGTCGTCATGGCCCCGACATCACCCACCCAGATGCGTGGAGCGATTGACTCCAGCATGGAGGCCCAGGGACCCCTCTTCCTCGATCACGCCGACACCATCGGGGCGGGTCGGACGAATCTCAACGCGCTCGCCCAGACAACGCCCCTGTCCTTACGGACGGCTACTGGGCTCAACCTCCAGGTTCGCGCCACCACCGTCGTCCTCGCCGCTAGCCACGGCCTGACCGACTCGCTCGACGCCTCCGTCGTGCTCCCGCTCCTCATCGAGACCGCCGACGCCCGCCTCCAGCTCGGCCCGTTCGCCGGCCGTGCAACCACCAGCCTCTCAGGCCCCTCTGACTTGGGAGCGCGTCTCAAGTACCACCTCGCCCCTGGCCTCGCGGCCACCCTCGAAGCCACCTTCCCGACCGGCAACCACTCCAAAGGGCTCGGCACGGGCGACTACTGGCTCTCTCCAGGGATCGTCGCCAACCGCTCCATCGGCCCGTTCCAGCTCTCGGGCCGCGTGGCCTTCGACACCAATCTCTCCTCGGCCGCCCACTCGACGCTCTCCTACGGCGCTGGGCTCTCCTGGCTCGCCTGGCCGCGCCACCTGGCCCTGGTGACGGAGCTGATCGGGCAGCTCGCCGTGGACGAGCCCGCCCCGGTCGAGATCCTCGGCATCGACTACAGCGCCCGGCACGTCGTCGATCTGGCCTTCGGCGTGCGAGTGCCGCTCGGCTCGCACCTGATGCTCTTTGCGGCAGGCTCCTATGCGATTCTCTCTGGCGGTCTGCGTGCTGATGGGGTGTTTCCTACTCTGGGCATCGGAGGCTCGTTCTGAATGTCTCCAGATACCCCTCAAACTGACCAAGAAATGCAAGGGGCCGCAGGGACCCCCGGGAGTGATGGGTGCGCCCGGTCCTCCTGGCGCGGATGGTGCTCAGGGTCCTATGGGGCCTAGTGGAGCTAGCGGTCCTCCTGGGCCTCCTGGCGCTCCTGGGAGTCCTGGTGTGGCTGGCCCTGCGGGCCCAACAGGACCTCCGGGCCCTGCCGGGACGGTGACGGCTCGGGAGACGATGGTCGAGGTCGAGCGCCCCGATGCCAACACGGCCATTGTCGCCGCCGTGGACTGTCTCGCGGGCGAGCAGGTGATCGGCGGCGGCACCACGGTCAGCGCCACCGACCCGACCGAGACCCGCTTCCATGTCTTGAGTAGCGGCCCCACGCCCACCGGCTGGCTCGGCATGGCCGCCGCCACGGGCCGCTTCGGCCCCGGCGTCTCGATGATCGTCACCGCCACCGTCTATTGCCTAGGTAGCTAACATGATCCACCGCAAATACTTCTTCGACTCCGTCCGCTCCACCCTGTTCGGCTCCCTCACCCAGCCCCAGGTAGACGGCCTCAACACCTTCCTCGACTGGCACGACGACTCCAATCCACCCATCCCGGAACGCTATCATCTGGACGACCGCTCCTTCGCCTACGTCCTGGCAACTACCTATCATGAAACTGGCGCTACCATGCAACCCATCAAGGAGTATGGCAGTGCATCGTATCTCAAGTCCAAGCCCTACTACCCCTACTACGGGAGGGGCTATGTGCAGCTCACCTGGGAGGCCAACTACCAGACCCAGGACCAGAAGCTGGATCTGGGTGGCACGCTGGTCAAGGATCCAGACCTTGCGCTGGACCCCCGGATTGCGCTCCAGGTCATCCTCGGCGGTATGGTGGACGGCGATTTCACTGGCAAGAAACTTAGCGACTACTTCACCGACCAGCTCACCGACTGGGTCGATGCCCGCCGCATCGTCAATGGGACGGACCGGGCGCAGGACATAGCCGGCTACGCGATCTCGTTCTCGGACGCCATCACCTATGTCTGAGACCTTCGTCGATAAGCCGCCCGAGACGGCTCGCTCCCCGCGCCCGGGGATCACCGAGTGGCGGAACCCCCGCAACGGGTTCTGGGTCACCCGCCTCCACTACTCGGCTGATCCGGCCAAGCGCACGCGGACCTGGAAAGAGCAGAACGCGAAGAACCTCTCGCTCCGGGCCTGGAAGCGGGAGTACGAGATCGACTGGACCAGCCCCGAGGGCGAGCCGGTCATCCCCGAGTTCGACGCCGCCCACCACACCCGCGACCTGGCCCCCATCCGCGACCGTCGCCTGCTGCGCTTCTGGGACTTCGGCGCCGTCTCCCCCGTCGTCCTGTTCTGTCAGCTCTCTCCATATGCTCAACTACTTGTCTTGAGAGAATTGTGTCCTTTCAACTGCCCCCTCGAACAGCTCCTTCCTCAGGTCAAGGCCATCAGCCTAGAATGTACGATAAAGGAGGACTTCTTCGATGCCGGCGATCCCGAGGGAGGTTCAGTTGGAACTCTGGGCTCCATTGAAGAAGTGCTCCGACGACACGGCATCCGCCTCAACATGCGCCGCCCCGGCACCGACGTCTCCTACGCCGCGCTCCGCGACCTGTTCCTCCGTGCCGTCTTCGTCCCTCGAACTGGACATGAGCCCGCCTGCCTCGTTTCGACTGCCTGCCCGAACCTCATCGAGGCTCTCTCCGGTGGGTTTTACCTGGGAGCCCTGCCTCCCTATCGTCCCGTCAAAACGCACCCGATGAAGGACCTGGTGGACGCCCTCAGATACGGACACGACAACCTGTCGGCCGCGACCGGCGAGCAAGCGACCGACTGGAAAAAACTCGCCTCGGGAGATCGACTATGGTGACCCCCAGCACGCCCGACCCCGGCACCCCACCCTCCACCGCAGAGGACGCCTCGAAGCCCATCGAGACCGACACCCCGCCGCCCGAGGAGCCCCCCAAGCCCGGCACCGCGAACTTCCACTTCAACTACAGCTCGGACGCGGCCGAGAACGCCAACTGGGACAAGCTGGACGCCCTCCTCGCCACGCTCGTGCCACCGCCCGCCCCCTGAGGTCCTCCGATGGCCTCTGACGCCCCACGCTGCCCGACGTGCCACCAGCCGATGGAGCCGGCCATGACGCCGTACTTCTACGCCGTGTGGCTCTGCGAGCGGTGTGAGCAGCTCCAGCCTCGGCCCCTGGAGGTCCGCTGATGGCCTACGATCCCGCTCTCGAACCCCGCACGCCGAACCTGCTGCTCCGGTTCAACGACGACACCACGCTCAACCTGAACTGGCAGCGGCTCGACGAGGCGTGGGGCCAGCTCATTGCGGGCGAGATCGAGTTCCCCATCGGCGACAACGTCTTCATCACCAACAACCTCCACGTCGGCGGCAGCGTCCAGATCGACGGTGACATCACCATCAACGGCACCGCCATCTTCCATGGCCCGGTTATCTTCGACGGCCCGTCCGTCACCATCATCAATGATCTAACCGTAGAGGGTGACACCGATCTCAATAACCTGGATGTCAAGAATATCACCATCAAGCCTGGTGGTACCTTCAACTGCGGCGGCACCCCCGTCATCTTCTCCGACTGCATCGTGAGCGTCGATTGGACGAAACTCACCAACGTCCCTCCCATCATCACCCAGATCATCACCAATGGCGGCACCGCCGGCCCGGCGGGCGGGGACCTGACCGACTTCTACCCGAACCCCCACCTGATCCCCTCGGGCGTCACCCCGGGCGTCTATGGCGACTCGGCCAACATCCCGCGCCTCACCGTGGACGGGAAGGGCCGCCTCACCAACGTCTCCCTGATTCCCGTCACGGGCGGAGGCGGCGGGGGGCCCACCGGAGCGGCCTCCGGTGACCTGACTGGCTTCTACCCTGGCCCCTTTCTCATTACCTTGCCGACGATTCCGGCTGGCACCTGGGGCGCTCCCAACGCCATCCCGGCGCTCACCGTGGATGGGAAGGGCCGCGTCACCCATGCCGCCCAGACCGTGATCCGCCCCGGCCGCGATGGCATGAACCGGCTCCAGATCGTCAACACTGGCACCATCGACGACAACGCCACGCTCGACATCCTGACCATCGCCTTCACGCCCATCGCCACCGGCCACGGCACGGTCATCGGCGCCGTCCAGGGCCGGGTCTTCAACCAGGACACCAACCCGGGCACCAACGTGCTGCACTACACCTATCTCCACGTCCGCATCTTCTTTGATGGCGTGGTGCTCCACGAGTTCGTCCGCTACGTCACCACCTGGGAGAATGCCTCGGCTCCGAGCCACGACGTCGCCACCTCGGTCGAGATTCCCTTCGAGTTCGCCTGGAACGCCAACATCAACACGACCCACCAAGTCATCGTCCGCATCTCGAACTTCAACAACCCGACCGAGTCCGTCGTCCCCACCTACCCGATGGCCTACCAGATCGAGGACGCCCGCTTGATGGTGGACGAGGACCCGGAGCCGGGCATCGGCACCAACTCCAGCTACCTGCTCTCAGGCGCCTTCCCGGGCACCCCGGCAGCCGGCGACCTCGTCGGCGCCTGGGTCGCCACCCTGGCCTTCACGCTCCCCGGGGGTCTCGGCGGCAGCTACGGCGATTTGGACGCCCCCGCCACGGCCACCACGACCTTCGACATCCAGGTGAACAACGTGTCCCGGGGCTCGATCAACTGGACGCTCGGCTCCGCGAACGCCTCCTTCACCTTCCTCGCCCCTGTCGCCATCAGTGCCGGCGACCGGATCGAGGTCATGGGCAACCCCGGGGTCTTAAACCCCGCCTTCACCTTGCGAGGGCTTCTCTGATGGCCTGGATCGTCGCCGATTCCTTCGACTACTACGGGAACACGACCGACGTGGGACGGAGCGTCTGGGATAGTGCCGGCGCCTCCCTGACGGCCGCCGCGAATACTCGCTTCGGTGTGGGCCAGGCGCTCTTTGTCCAGAACGGAGCCGACCAGCTCATCAAGAACTTCGGGAACGAGTCCACTGTCTTTCTTGTCTTTGCCTTCTATCGCCCCGGGGCCATCTCGGGCACTGCACGGCAGGTGTACGTGAACCTCCGGGATGTGGGGACGAACCAATGCACGGTCTGCTGTGAGGACACGGGGGCGGGATTCGGCATCGTGACGCTCCGCACGGGCGACCAGAACGGGGCCGTGCTCGCGACCTACACTCCCGCCTACAACCAGGACCTCTGGGTCCATTTCCAGGTCCGCGTCGTGATCGACCCCACCGCCGGCACCTTCACGGTGCGGAAGAACGGGGCCGTCACCGACTCCTACGCAGCCACCGGACTGAACACCCGAGGGGGCACCGCCAACAGCTACGTCAATCGGTTCTCGCTCGGGGGCACCAACGGGGCGCGAGTCGATGATCTCCTGGTCTACTCGGGCGCCGGGGCCGCCCCCAACACCTGGGTCGGGGACTGTCGGGCCATCTGCCTGATGCCGAACGCCGATACGGCGCAGAAGCAGTTCGCGTCGTTTCCGACGACCCCCACCTCGACCTTCACGGGTGGGGCCTTCGGGTCCCAGTCCAATGCCGCCGCCAACCTGATCCAGTTCGTCGGGCCCACCACGCCGACCCGGGGCGGGGTCGTGACGAAAATCTCGACCGGCGTCCCGAGCGGCAGCGGCAGTGGACACTTTCGCTGTGCGATCTATCTGGCTGATGGGGCAGCCGGTGGGCCCGGGACGTTCCTCGGGCAGACGGTCGAAGTGACCACGGTCACCGCCGGCACCGCGACGGACCTCGCCATGACGGGCACCCCGGTCGCGGTCTCGCCGGGGGTGCAATACTGGCTCGCCTCCTTCGGCGATGCGGCGTGGCCGACGAACATGCTCACGTCCTCGGCGTATGACCAGGCACGCACCTATGGGCTCGGGTTCCCCGCCACCGCAGCCGCCACGTCGATCACGGCGAGCCGCCCGGGCTTGACGGCGACGATCAGTGGGCAGTGCATCGTCGTGAGCGAGCTGCTGGCCAATGGGGATACCGACTACGTGCTCGACGCCACCGTGGGCGACTTCGATCTCTACGACCTCTCGGAACTCCCGGTGACCCCCTTCGCGATCATCGGCGTTGTCAGCAAGGTCTACATCAGGAAATCGGACGCCGGGACCCGCCAGGGCCAACTGCTGGTCAAGTCGGGCGCGACGCAGGTGGCCGGGGTCGATACGGCGGTCTCCTCGACGTACCAGTACCTCCATCGGGTCGATGCGGTGGACCCCAACACGGGTGCGGCGTGGACCCTGGCCGCCATCTCGGCACTCCAGATCGGCCAGAAGGTGACGCTCTAGATGGCGCAGGGGACCTTCTACTATCCCAGGCCGACGCCGCTGGTGATGGGCCTCGGCTCGGGGGGGCCATTCGTCGTCGGCCACGACGTCACGCCGGCCGTTGCTGGCCTCTCCATGCTTGGGATCTACTATTGGAAGGTCGCCGGGGACACCGTGGCGAACCGCGCCGTCACCGTCTACCGCGCCTCCGATCAGACGGTCATGGGCAGCGGCACCGGACCCGCCTCCGAATCGACTTCGGGCTGGCAGACGGTGACGTTCGGAGCGGCCATCGCGCTGACGAGTGGGATCGCCTACCGCGTGGCGCTCCAGACGTCGGTCACCAACAGCTTTGCCAACGGAGTCGGGGGGATCTCGTACCCCTCGGTCAGCATCGGGTCCACCGGCTTCTACAAGACGGGCACGACTGGCTTTCCCAATATCAACAATGGGAACCAGTATTATGGCATCGACGTGCTGTTCGACGGCTTGCCGGCGGCGAACCTGTATGCGAGCCAGGAGGCGGCCGAGGTGTGGTCGGCCGATGTGGCCCCCCTCCGCGCCTCCCAGGTGCTCGCGGAGACCTGGATACAGAACAATCCCCCTACCCATCTTCGCGCCTCGCAAGCGGCGGCCGAGGTCTGGGTGACCGACAGTGGACCGCCGACCACGCTGCGCTCCTCGCAACTCGTCGTGGAAACCTGGGCGCGCATCTCGCCCGCCGCCCCGCCCTATCTGCGTGTCTCGTCTCAGCTCGTCTAGGGAGGTAGTCTCATGGGTCAGCTTCTCTTTCCCCCGCAGAACCGCCGGGACGGCCGCTCGGCCATCCTGGGGCTGCTGCCCGCCGCCGACGTCTCCCGCGCCTTCAACTGGGAGCGCATCGACAACGCCATCGGCATGCTCGACGCGCTCGTCGCGTCGGGTGGCGGCGCCATCGGGGACGGCTCGATCACCACGGCGAAGCTGGCCCCCGGGGCCACCGTCCCCGCCGTCGTCCAGATCACCAACACCTCTGGCCTCGGCACCATCCCCGCCACCGACACGCTGCTCTCCGAGTGGACCGTCGCCGGCCTCGCTGGGCGCCCGGTCCTGATGCAGCTCGCCGCCACCTTCACCATGCTCAACACCACGGGCGGCATCACCAATCCCTCCGACCTGGTCTTCACGCTCAGGCAAGGCGGTGCGGCCGGGTCGGCAGCCGGGACGCTCGTCTGGGAGACGCCCCCGATTGTGATGGCCGTGGCCCAGAACCAGCAGGGCGCCAGCTCGCAGCCCATGACCTACGTCTGGACCCCCGGCACGGACGGCGCACTGCGCTGGTCCATCACCGGCCGCCTCCCGTCCGTCGCCAAGAACACCGCCACCCTCAAAACCTTGCAGGGTGCTGCGATCACCTTCGCCTGATGCCACAGCCCGTCCTATCCGCCAATCTTGCTACCAAAGCCTCCATCAAGGAGTGGTACAAGAAGACGCTCGCTCCCCTCGTCACCCAGGTGCGGGAGGAGAAGCGAGGGCTACTCCACCCCCAGTGGCTCCGCTACTGGCGGCTCTGGACATTGAAAGGAACAGAGCAGGCATATCATGGTAGGTTACGGATGTACCTGCCCACCGCCCACCGCATCCTGGAGAACTGGGTGCAGAAGCTGCGGGCCGACCTCTTCCCCCAGTCCAAGCGGTGGTTCAAGACCATCCCCGACTCCACCGTCAACGAGGAGAAGGGCTACACCGTCCAGGAGATGCTCCAGGACGCCCTCCAAAATCAAATCAAGATCACCGCTATCTTTCCAGGGCTCCTTCGCAACCTCTGCATCTTCGGCACCGCCCCCTTGGACATCGGCTGGCTGCACGACGAGCGGTTTGTGCCGACATTGCAATCGACCCTCGACACCACCAACGGGCAGACGAAGACCGAGGAGGTCCTGCGGGCCGAGACGCGCTACCTCGGCCCCACGATGCGGGTGGTGGACCCGTTCCTCTTCTACGTCTGGCCCTACACCACCCAATTCACCTGGGACGCCGAGCTGATCTTCGAGGACATGCTGGCGCCGTGGGATGCGCTGGAGTCGATGGCGCGGACCTGGATCGACCCCGAGCGCCAGGAGCTAGGCCACCAGATCGAGAATCTGAAAGGGTTGAAGGACCTCCGGGCCACTCGCGACAACTCGGAAAAGTTCGACGCCGAGAAGGAACGGCTCCTCGCCCGAGGGCTGACGTCGCGCTCCGAGCGCCTCTCGATGGACCCCCGCCGTCCAGCCGACACCACGACCCTCTACTGGAAGGGCAGCCTCCAGGAGGTCGAGGACCCCGGGACAGGGGAGACACATCCCGAGGACCCGACCTGGTACAAGCTGATCGTCGGCGGCGACGACATCCTGCTCCAGTGCCGCCAGAATCCCTACTGGCACCAGAACCCGAGCTACCTCGCAGCCAAGTTCGCTGAGATGCAAGGAGAGTTCTGGGGCTATGGCGTCATGTTCCTCCTGGATCACCTGCAATACTTTACTAACGATACACTTAACCAGACGGGTGATGGATTGGTGTTCAGTCTCAACCCAATCGTCGCCATGGATGCCAACTCGGTCCAGTTCCCCGACTCGATCCGCATGGCCCCAGCGGCCAGGTGGCTGATGAGGGACCCTCGGAACTCGCTCCAGTTCATCGAGCCCCCGAAGGACTCGGCGATGGCGGGGGTCAACGTCATCAACTTCCTGATCGCCATGATGAACGACGTCTCCAACGTGAGCCCCTTCGGCGGCGCCGGGATCCAGGGCACCGGCCGCGCTCGGGGCCGGGCGGTCGGCACCGCGACCGGCATGTCGATCATCTCCTCAGAAGCACTCTTGCAAGTGAGGGATGTGGTCGAGAACATCGAGGCCGGCGTCCTCACCCCGTCGCTCGGGATGATGTACTCGCTCTACCAGCAGTGCCTCGACCGCTCGCTCCTCCTCCGCATGGAAGGCGTGAAGGGCGCGGCGATGGTCGAGACCGCCGTCACCCGCGACGACCTGGTGGGCGCCTTCACCTTCCAGTGGCAAGGCTCCGTCTTCACCTTCAACCAGAACGTGCGGGTCCAGCAGATGCTCAACTTCATCCAGATCCTGGCCCGCATCCCGCCCGACTTCCTGGCGCAAGATAATGCTAGAGTGAATTGGAAGTATCTGCTACGTGAGATATGGGCCACCGGCTTCGGCGACAAGGAGGCCCAGCAGATCATCACCGACATCACCCCCACCCGCACCGTGGACGCCTACATCGAGAATGAGCTGTTCCGGGTGGGACGAGGGAGTGAGGTAACTATCTCCCCACTTGATGACGACATGCAGCACGCCCAGATGCATGACCCGCTGCTCCAGGAGCCCGACCTCGATCCCGCCGTCAAGCAGATGGTGGCGCAGCACATCCAGCGCCACGCCGTCAGCTACGCGATGAAGGAGCTGCAAAAGCAGCAGCAGGCTGAGCAGGCGGCGCAGGCGCAGTTGATGGGTGGCGCCGCGCCCCAGGGCCCGGGTATGGGAGGCAACGGGGCCGGTGGCCCAAGCCAAGCCGCCCCCGGCCAGGTCCCTCAACCGGGCGCCGGCCCCACCAACCCGTCACGCTACGTGATGCCCAACGCTCCTGGTCGCCTGGCGCAGACCACCGACGAGGGCGACCTCCAGCGCCAGATGCCTCGGCCAGGCCAGGGCTGATGGGCAAGCAGAAGCAGAAGAAGGGTCCCCCGACGCGCCCACCGAAGAAGCGCAAGACGAAGCGCATCGCCATCGGCGGCAAGGCCACCATCAGGCGACCGCCGCCCGAGCTACAAGGAGGTGTCTGATGGGCGTTCTGATGTTGGTGTTGCTGGTGCTCGCGTTCGTCAGCTTCGTCCTGGCTGCCGGGCAGGCCCAGTGGCCGAAGGCCAACCTGATCGGTCTCGGCCTGGCGCTCTGGATCCTGGTCGAGCTGATCGCTCGCTTCCAGCACCTCGGAGGAGGAACGCCATGAAGTTCGGCCGCCCACCCAACGACACGACGAAGCCCCAGCGTCCCCCGGTCAGACTCGGGGGCCAGAAGACGAGCAAGGCCGCCGCCATCATCGACACCGGGGAAACGAGAGGGGCTCCTGGCATGCTCGCTCAGCTCCAGGGCCGGGTCGGCCGCCCGCTCGGCGCAACCGGCAAGGGACCACCGCCTGCGGGCCGCCCCCCAGTGCGGGCGAAGGTGCCGAAGGGGCCCGGCGCCGGCATGCTGCCCGGCATCACGGGTCCCGGCGCCCCTCCACCCGGACCCCGACCTCGGATGGCCGCCCCCATCCTCGCCATCGGCCAGCGCGAGCAGCTCGGCCCGCGCACCAAGGCCGCCATGGCGAACGCCCGGCCCCGGGGACGCTCACGATGATCCGTCGCGGCCAGATGGACGAGGAGCCGGAACCTCAGGAGGACCACCCCCTCTTTTCGGAGAAGGCTCGGGGCCAACTGCGGCAAATCGAGCAATCCGAACTCTGGCAGTGCCTCGCGAAAGGGATCTCGGCCCAGCGCGAGGCGCTCCTCGCCACGCCCCTGAATGTCGAAAAGGGAGAGACGCTAGAAGCCAGATGGGGGGCTATCCAGCAGCTCTCCTTGCTGCTACACGGTGGCCCCCAGCTCGCCATGCAATACGCGGACCCAGCCGAGACCGAGGACGAGGAGGAGGGAGGCGGGGCTGGTGAGCGCACCTACGTGGCCCGCGCCCACCGGATGCGGGCAGGAGACAAGTAGATGCCAGACGAACTAGCTGGCGACCCAGGGACTGGCCAGGTCGCCCCCGAGCAGCCGGACTACGCGGCGCAGATCGCCGAGCGCGATCAGAAGCTGGCTCGCGCCGAGGGCAAGCTGGCGCAGATGGAGGAGACCTTCCGGGCCCTCCAGCAGCCCCGCCAACCCGAGCAGCCGCAGCCCACCGGCCGCCGCCCGATCCCCGAGCACATCCGTCGCGAGATCACCGCTCGCGGCATGTCCGAGGCCGAGCTGGAGACCAACTCGCCGCTCATCCTCCCCATCGTCGAAGCCTATCTCGGCGCCGCCGCCAACGAGGTCCTCGGCATCATCCAGGGCGTGCAGGACGACGTCGCCATGGAGCGCATGGCCCGCCAGCAGAAGAAGTTCCCGCACTTCGACGCGCTCTACGACTCCATGGTGTCGATCAGGCAGGAGTCCGCTCGGCAAGGCCGCTACCTGCCCCCTGAGACGGCCTACAAGATCGCGTTTGCCCAAAACTACGACCAGCTCGGCGTCGGTGAGGGCGGGGGCACCGTCTCGCCCCCCGCGTCCCCGCAGACGACGCGCTCCCGAGACGTCGGGGCTGGGGCCGGACTCCGCAACGTCCGCGCCCCGGCGGTCGCGCCTGAGCCCGAGGTGAAGGACGCCCGCGATCTCCTCTCGCTCTCCCGGGAGGAGCGCCGCAAGTTCTACGAGCAGCACGGGAACACGCCCATCGAGGCGCGGAGATAGCAACCATAGCTATCTAGGAGGCCGTAATGCCAGCCGAACAGTATCTCTCCACCAGCGCCAGCCTCTCCCCCGACATCCTCGCCGTCTACATGATGGACGAGCTGCTCGACCGGGCGGAGAAGGACCTGGTCTTCTGGGACAAGTGCGAGAAGTCGCCCATTCCCGAGGGCTCGGGGAAGACGGCCCAGTTCACGCGCTATGAGCGGCTCCCCCTGCCAGAGGCGCCGCTCGAAGAAGCCGTCACGCCTCTGGCGACGCCGATCACCCTCTCCACGGTGGACGCGGTGCTCGACCAGTGGGGCGCCTTCGTCTCGATGTCGGACGTGGTGCAGCTCGTCATCAAGCATCCCATCGTGCAGCAGGCCCGCGAGCTGCTCACCCTCCAGCACAACGAGCTGGTGGACCGGGAAGTGCAAGTGGTGGCGATGGGCTCGACCAACGTCTACTTCGGAGGCAACGTCGGCAGCCGCTCGGCGCTGATCGCCTCCAACGTGCTCTCGACCGACGACATCCGTCGCCTGGTCGCCACGCTGCGCCAGAACGGTGCGCCGCCTCGCAAGGGCGGCATGTTCGACGGCGTCATCGACCCCTTCGTCGAGGCCGACATCTCCAAGGACCCGACCTTCCAGACCGCCGCCAGCTACTCGAACATCGGCACCTTGAAAGATTTCGTGGCTGGCCGCTGGATGGGCGTCGAGTGGTCACGCTCCAACGGCATCCCGATCCTCTCCCTCATGTCGCCGACCTGGTACAACATCCCGGTGGGCGGGGCGACCACGGGCTTCACTGGAGGCAACGGCTTCCTCGGCGGCTCGTCGGTCCTGGTGCGGGTCACCCGCATCGACCCGATGACCGGCTTCGAGACCGCCATCTCGGCCGATGTGACGGTCACCAATGCGTCGGCCTTCGCCGCCACGGTGACGATCCAGCCGGCCGCGCCCACCGGCACCTACAAGGTCTACTCGACGCTCCAGAACGGGGCGGCGGGCACGGGCACGCTCCAGGTCCGCATGCGGCACACGGCCGGGGCGACCGATGGACCGATCTACCTGGTGGCCTCGGGGGCGCCATCGACGGGCAGTGCGTATGTGGTGCTGGGCAGTGGGCCGGTGGCGCCTCCGATCCCTCCCGCCTCGATCAACGTCCACATCTCCTACGTCATGGGGCGTGGGTATCTGGGAGCGACCACGCTCTCGGGCTTGAAGACCTTCGTGACGGCGGCGACCGCGTCGGACTCCGACCCGCTGGCGCAGCGCACCAAGGCATCGTGGAAGCAGATGTTCAAGGCCCTGGTGCTGAACCCGGCCTTCGGCGTCCGCATCGAGTCCGCGTCGGCCTTCAACTGAGGTCGTGATGGCGAAGGTCCAGAAGTTCCGCACGGAGGTCGGCCCCCGGCCGTCCTCGCCGCCTCCGAACCCGGAGCGGGCGGCGAGCACGCCCTACGCCGAGATGTCGGACAAGAAGCTGCGGACCAAACTCCGGCTCTACACCGAGGAGTGGGGGATGCTGGCCCCCGACGCCACCCAGGCGGCACTCACCCGGCGGGTCGAGCTGGCTCGCCTGATGCGCCAGATCCAGGACGTCCTCGATCTCCGGGAGCCGTTCGTCGAGATCCACGTCCCGGCGTCGGTCACCGGGGAGCCCTTCATCATCGGCCCGGCCACCTTCCACCCTGGCTTCCACCGCATCCGCAAGTCGGTCGCCGAATATCTCCTGTGGATGATCGCCGAGAACCAGCGCATTGAGTTGCAAAGAACTCAAGCTAAGAATAGGAATATCAACTTGGGCCTGATCGGCGAGCGGGCCCGCATGGCGCGCATCGCTCGCGACGACGGAGGCGACGACTACACGGGTCGCGCAGGCTGATGGCAAAGAAGTTCATCCAGAAGGCGCTCTCCAAGCCAGGCGCCAAGGGCGGCCTCCATCGCTCCCTCGGCGTGCCGATGGGGAAGAAGATTCCAGCGGGTGAGATCGCCGCCGCTGCCAAGAAGCCTGGCAAGGTCGGCAAGCAGGCTCGCTTCGCACAGACGCTCAAGGGACTCCGAAAGAAGTGACCCGAGTGCTGGTGCGGCCCCTCTCGGGTCGTCCCTGCCTCTCGTACATGACCATGCCAATCACCGCCGACCGCCGCTACGTCCCGCTAGCGAAGAAGGCCACCGCGCCCGCAACGAAAGCTGTTGCGCGCTCGGGCAAAGCAGAGCCGTGGGCCTACGGACCCTTCCGTGTGGTGGCTCAGCGCCGCGTGTCGGAGGAGGAGCAGCTCTCGGTCGAGTGCTACGCGCAGACCGTCACCGACGCTCGGGGCTACCTCCGCGAGTTCCTCGCCGACTTCCGCGCTCACATGCAAGCCTACAATGAGCAGGTGGTCCTGGTGCAGCAAGGCCACCTGGAGAAGATCGAGCGCCTGATCGAGGAGCGCGGTCAGGAGGCTCGGCGCCTGGAGGCCGAGATCGCCGCCCTGGTGGCGCAGAAGCAGGACGCCGCTCACCCCGACGCCCCCGAGACCGACGAGGAGCCTCCCGATGCGGATGCGGCGTCGTGACATCATTGACCAGGGACTCCAGCGCATCGGCAACAACACCGAGTCCCTTCGCAAGCAAGCCAGGATCAAGCTAAATAGAATCCTCCAAGACCTCTACCTCCAGTGGGACTGGCCCTTCCTCTGGACCACCGTCCCCATCACGGTGCCCACGAATGGTGTCTTTGCACTCCCGACCGACTTCTTGAAACCCGAGGACGACCAGGCGCTCGTCCTGGTCTCGACGATGGGGACGCAGTACCTCCTCCCGCTCCAGGAAGTCGATCACCTGATGTTCGCCCAGGTGGCTCGCCCCGGCACCGAGGCCACCCTGCCTCGGCTCTGGACCATGGACTACGCGACCAAGACCGGCCAGGTGTGGCCCCGGCCGGTGGATACCTGCGCCGCCACGCTGCGCTACAAGCGCCTCCCACCCGATGTCCCCGAGACCCCGACGCAGCCCTACGACGACGACATCCCCGCCTTCCCGTGGGACGCCTACCTGATCGACGCCATCGTCCAGTGGGGCATGGAGTACGAGGCCGACCCTCGCGCCAACGACCAGCTCGCGAAGAACCGTGAGCAGCTCGCCATGATCCGGGGCGCGACCTGGCCCGAGCGTTCGTTCAGGTCAACCGTCCCGCTCGATCCCACCGTCTTCACGACCCCCTGGCGAGGCGAATGACACACTCCGGTCACACAGCGCGTCATTCGCCATATGGCACGCTCGCTCGTTCGCATGGTTCTCCGCTATGTCGGATCGAGCTGGGAGCGCGCCTCGATCCTGATGGTGCTCTCCACCTGGGCGGTCGTGCTCGGCATCGTCTACCGCCACCAGGCGGAGCTGCTGCGAGTGATCGGCATCGCCTAGCCAGGAGCCGCTAGATGGCGGCCCCGGCCGACTCCCCCGAGCTGGCCTTCCGCCTCCGCCGCTTCTCGGGCGTCAACACCTTCATCGACCCGGTCTTCCTCGGTCCCCAGTTCCTGGCCGAGGCGCAGAACTGGATCCCGAACCAGACCTACCGCCTGTCCAAGAAGCCCGGCTCGCGCCAGTACGATGTGACGGGTCAGGGCACCAAGCACATCACCGCCATCGGGCGCTACTACGAGACGGGCGACCGCTACCTCTACTGGTACGGCCAACGGGACACCGGGGGCGACGCCCTCTTCCGGACCAAGAACGACGCCGCCGTCTCGACGCCGATCACCACTTTCACGGAGACCCGGGCCTTCGGGCGCCTGATCCGCTACGGGCACTACCTCTACGTCGGCAACGGGATCGACGACCTCCGCCAGGTGCCCGTCGCCTTCGTCGATGCGGCGACCACACCCGTCGTCACCCTGGCGCCCATCGCCGATGCCCCAGGCGGCTCCCTCGCCCCGACCGCCATCGCGGGCACCGACGTCGGCACCCCTCGGCTCGCGACCGGCTCCTACCAATTCGCCTGGGCGCTCTACAACACCACCACCAAACTCTACACCGCCCGCTCGGCCGCCCAGACGCTCACCATCACCGCGAACCAGATGGCGACCGCCACCGCCCCCGGCACGCCCTCGGCTCCGCTCGTCTACCGCCTCTTCGTCTCGCCGCAGGGCTGGCCCATCGAGTACGCCACGGCGCAGGGCAAGGACTTCACCGACACCACGGCGCGCACCTTCACCAGCTTCGACGTCACCGACGACCGCGTCCCCATCGACAACAACGTCCATCGAACAGGCAACATCTTTACTATCTATAGGGGGAGAGTCATCTTCGCGGGCAACGCCAATGACCCGATGGCCTTCTGTGCCACGGGCGTCATCCTCCCGGGCCTGGAGCAGGACGTCTTCAACCAGGGCGCCTTCTTCCCGGCCTGGGCCCGCATCCCGCTGCCCGACCGCTGCACCGGCCTCGGCGTCTCGGGCTCCACGGGGGCGCAGGACCCGCGCTCCCCGCTGGTCGCCTTCACCGCGACCAAGACCTTCCTCTACGTCGGCGATCCCTTCGATCCCGAGGACACCGGCGCCGCCCAGATCCAACTGTCGGATCGCATCGGCTGCCCCGCCCACGACACCATCGTCCCCACCCCCCTCGGTCTCCTCTTCATGGGCATGGACTCGGTCTATCTCTTGGGCTCGGATGGCGGCCCGCCCCAAGACGTCGGCTGGCCCATCGCCGACCAGATCCGCGAGATCTTCGCTGGCCGGGGCGAGTGCTGCGCTATCTACCACAAGTATTTCTACAAGCTAGCTATCCCGCTCCCTGGGGGCGGCGGCAACGCCGTCCAGTGGTGGCTGGACCTGCGCCAGGGCATTGGCGACACGCCGTCGTGGTGGGGTCCGCATATCGGCCCCGCTGTCAGCGCCTTCGCCACCGCGCTCCTCGATCCCGATGAGCCGGACAAGGGGTTCGCCGCGCAGTCGATGACCGATCAGCTCTTTCTCCACCACCAGATGAACCTCTACTACGAGGTCGGCCCCGATCCGGCGACGACGCCGCCCTACCGGCCCTACGAGATGCACTCCTCACTCCGCTCAGGCGTTTTCGATGCCGAGCAGCCGTTCCAGCCCAAAGTCTTCACCCGGCTGCGCGCCATCTCCCGTGCCGCCTCGGGCTCCCAACTCAAGGTGCGCCTGTTCACCGATGGCGGCCAGGGCTGGGACATCGACCCTATCGAGGTGGCGGGCCCGGTCGGCGCCAAGTGGTTCGGCACGCTCGATACCGCGAACCGGGCGCGCTGGGGCGTCTCGCATTGGCTGCACCTGGGGCCGCTGGAGGTGCAGACCATCACGCCCGCCGAACGTCCCCGGGGCCTCTCCTGCGAGCTGCTCCTCCAGCATGATACTGCCGTCGATGTGCAGCTCCGCGACTTCGAGATCCTGTTCCTTCCCACCGGGCGCAAGGTGCGCTACTTGGGCGAGAAAGTTTCGACCTAACCAGAAGGGGATGAGATGGCAACGATCCTCCGCCCCACGAAAGTTGGTGGCACGCGCCTCTACACGACCGAGGTGCAGAACGGCTTTGACCTCATCCGTGAGGACGAGGTGGACCATGACTTCAATATCGTCTACGGCGAGTTCAATGGAGGCATCGACAACGATAACATTCTAGTCCCGCCTCACACCGGCCCCCGGATCGAGTACGTGAAGCTGGACCTGTTCCACAAGCTGAAAGGCTCCGACTTCGATCCGACCAACACGGACCCGATCCCGCCGACCTTCTTCCCGCCCGGTGGCACGACGGGCATCCCCGGCACCGCCATCCAGGACCACACCATCGGCCCCCTCCAGCTCTGGAACCCGGCTGCGGGGAACGCGGGCATCGTCACCACGACCCCGCCAGGCCCCTTCGTCACCTCGGTCGGCAACCTGGCCCTCGGCTCCTCCTGCCAGTCTCTTCCCCAGACTGCCTACCGCGAGGACAACTTCCTGGTCGGCGCCATGGCGGCCACCGTCGAGACCACCTGGACGTCCCGAGGCGGCCCGGTGCTCATTCTCGGCACGATGAACTACCAGGTGACCCCCGTCATCTCCTCCGGCGTCTCCGGGGGCTTCATCACGGTCCAGTTGACGCTCGACGGCACCCCGGGTGGCGCGGCCGATGGCACGGTCCTCCTGGAGCGCACGGCCTCCGTCACGCTGTCCACGACCCCGACCGCCGCGCTCATCTCGATCCCGGTCCACTTCTCGCTTCCCTGGTGGGGCATCTCGACCTTCTTCGCCGCCGGGCCCACGCCGCCCGTCCACCGCTTGAAACTCGTCACCGGGATCACCAGCACCGTCACCACGGACATTCATTTCAGCCATCTCGACTCGTCGATCTCCGTCGTTGAACTCGGCTAGGAGGGCGCATGGACCAGCCCCAGATCCGGCTCGCCACCATCGAGGACCTCCCCTGGATCCGTCAGCTCTGGCGTGAGATGCTGGCGGAGGGAGCGCCGCCGTACCCGGCTGCCGTCCTGGACTCCATCGACGCCTTCACCCGCTCGCTCGCCCTGGCCCTCGTCCAGAGCCCACCCCAAGCCTTCGTCTTCCTGGCTCAGCTCCCGGACTCCGAGCGGCCCGATGCCTTCCTCGCCTACGAGGTGCAGCAGCGCCAGCTCGGCGAGCCTTCCCGGCTCGGGTTCGTGCATTACTGCTACACCCGGCCCGCTGCCCGCCACCGGGGCATCGCCACCACGCTCGCCGAGCTGACCGCCGAGCACATGCTCGCCCAAGGGCTGGAGCACGTCGAGATCACCACGTTGCCCACCAACACGGGCTGGGCCGATCTCGGCTTCCTCCCCTTCGAGCTGCGCCACCACGCCCCCGTGGCAGGCATCGCCGACGCGGTGGCACGGCGCCGAGCGCGTCGGGCAAACGGGCACGACGCCGAGGCCGACTTCGCCGTCCCCCCACCGCTCGATCCGGAGGACGCCGATGACGCCTGACAGCCGGCGCTACCATCGCCTGCCCCGTCCCCGGGTCCGCTTCTGGAACTACAGCTCGGCACAGTCCCATCCCGAGATCGTCAACCCCTTTGGCAATCTCCCCTACAAGATCGCTGCCGGGGAGAACGTCGGCTTCTCCCGCCCGCTCCAGCAAGGCTTCGCCCCTCGCGGTGGGGGCCCTGGCACGCCGACCCAGAACTTCATCAGCCAGGCCACCCCGGTCCTCTCGAACGTCATCCCCTCCTTCTCGGCGCTCGGGGCGACCATCGGCGCCGGGGCCAAGGATGCCTACACGGGCTACCAGAACCAGATCGACGCCTTCCTCCAGCAGCTCCCCGGCTTCCAGGCGACGGCCGGCCAGGCGACCGCTGGCGGCGGCGAGGCGCTCAACTACGCCCGCACCGCCGCCCAGGAAGCCTTCTCGCCCCTGGAGGGCCGTGCTCTCTTCCAGGAGGCCGCCCAGCGCGCCCTCGCCGCCGCCCGGCCCGGCATGGCTGCTCGCGGCGCCCTGGAGACAGGAACTGCCGGTGCCCAAGAAAACAAGATCACTCAAGACCTGGCCTTTAATGCGCTCCAGCAAGAGCAGCAAAATCGCCAGGCCGCGATCCAAGGTCTGGGCGGGGCTGCGAGTAATCTCGGCGGGCTCACCCAGAACCAGGCGGGCCTCGCTGGTCTGGGTCCGCAGGCCGCCGGAGCCCTCTTCCAAGCCTACCCGCAGCTCGCGCAGCTCCTGACCACGGCGACGGGCCTGCCGCTCGAAGGCGCCAACCAGGCCCTCAACTTCCTCTCCGCCACCCAGAATCCGGCCTATTCGCTGCTCCGGCTGGTGCTGCCGCAGGTGGCCCAGACGTCCTCCAGTTGGGGCTACGGGGTCCTCAAGTGAGGTGAGTGATGGGTGACTTCCTCCGGGCGCTGTTCGGGCAGCAGCCTGCCGGCTACGGCACGCAGACGGGTCCGGCGCAGATCGGCATGTCCACCCCGGGCGGCCCGGTCGCCGTCCCGCCTGGTGCCTCCGACACCTCCCAGGCGGTCCCCTACGGTGAGGGCGCCCCGCCCACACGCCCGGCGGTGAACCCCTACTACGGCCCGCAGAACCAGTACGGCACCGGCTTCTACCCGCCCGACCCGAACCGCCCCTGGGGCAGCATCCTCGACATCGCTCGGGCCATCCCCGCTCGCGCCGCTGCCGACGTGCTCCAGCTCCCGACCGGCGTCCTCGAATACGTGCTTGGCCGCGCTGCCCAGCCCGGCGCCGAGGTCGGCTCGGCCAACATGACCGCCGCCCAACACCTGGCTCAGCTCTACCAGACCGAGGCGGGACGCGCTGGGCTCGGCGTCCCCCGGATCGCTGGCCTGGCCGGCCAGCAGCCGCTCGGCGAGCAGCAGCTCCCCCCTCGCGTCTACAGCCCCCAGGAGCGCGAGCAGCTCGCCGCCGCCCAGGAGAAGGAGACCGAGAACCAGCTCTACCAGCGGTGGCTCGGGGGCAACTTGCAGCTCCCCGCCGGCATGCAGCCGAACCAGATTCGGGTCGGCCCGATGACCTTCGGCTATCCGCAGCCCTACGCGATGCCCGAGGCCCCGGGGCAGGAGCCGCTCCTCGAAGGCCCGGGTGGCGTCAGCGCCCCGCCAGGGAAGGGCGCCGTCGAGGGCGGCAACCGTGCCCAGCGAAACAACAACCCAGGCAACATTAAAGCCAGCCAATACACCAGGAGCCTCCCTGGCGTCACCGGCATCGACCCCCAGCCAGCCGCCGATGGAGGCTACTTCCTCCAGTTCGACTCCCCGCAGTCTGGCTTCGCTGCCATCTCCACGCTGCTCCGCCACGGCTACGGACGGCTCCCCGCCGACGCTGCCATGCGGCGCTGGTCGGGTGGCGGCTACGGGGCTGCCGACGTCGGGGTCGATCCCAACCAGCCCATCGGCGCGATGTCGAACCAGCAGCTCGACGAGCTGGGGCAGCGGATGGCTGCTCGGGAGGGCTACCGCGGCGCCCCACGCCAGATCGCCGCCCAGCCTGCCGCTCCGCCCCGGCGGATCGCTGCCGCCACGCCGCCGGCCGCCACCACGCCGGCTGCGCCCGCCGAAGCCCCCGCGCCTGGTGAGGAGCCCGCCTCGCCCGACGTGCTCGCTGGTCCAGCCACGGGTCTCCTGCCCCCGGAGCAGCCTGCCTATCCCTCGCCGGCCCCTGGGGCTGGGGTCCAGGGGCCTCCGCCCCCTGCGCCGGCCCCGGCTGCCCCACCGCCTGCGGCCATCGCCACCCCGGCACCGGCTGCCCTGCCTGCTCCTGCGCCTGAGGCGCCGGGTGTCCGTGAGGGCACAGTCGGCTACGCGCCCCCAGCACCCGAGGCCGGCGTGCAGGGCGAGGTGCCTCCGGGCCGAGTGGGCGTCCCGAAGCCCGCCACGATCTCGGCCAAGGCCGTCGATGATCTCCGAGACGCGGCGTCCGTTGACCCCGATCTAAAAAACTATCTCCGTGGTCACCCTGGCCTCACCGTCGAGCAGGCGATGCGGGACCCCGAGGTGCGCCGGCTCCGGGTCGCCTACGAGGACCGCCATGCCGAGGCTGCCGCCGCCGCCCGAGCCCACGCCTCCGCCGAAGCGAAGGCGCTCTTGAAGACCCTGCCGGCCGATGCCGGGGACTCGGTCGCGGGCTACCTGGATGTCACCCGCCTGATGCGCGAGATCTCCGACACCTTCTCGCCCGAGGAGCTGGAGCAGTACACGGGCTGGGTGAACAACCCGACCATGCGGACCAAGCAGGCCATCGCAGCCTTCACCCAGTCCGAGATCGGCCAGGCGCTCGGCTTCGCCAAGGACCCGAACGCGGTCAACCGCCGTTTCGCTGCCTTCCGGGGCTACATGGGGCAGCTCAAGTCGGCCATGTTCGCCATCGGTGGGAAGCAGCTCACGGGGATCGAGAAGGGCGTGGTCGAGCAGTTCGTCCCGACCGGCACCGAGCTGGGTGGGGCCACCGAGCTGGTCGAGAAGGGCCGCCAGTTCGACGAGCGCGCCCGAGCGAAGATCGTGGACATCATGAACAGCCATGGGGTCGGCCCCGAGGCCACCGCTCGCATCCTCGCTACCGAGGCCCCAGCCGCCCCCCTGTTCCCTCGCTTCCACATCGCCCCCCTGGAGCAGCGCGGCCTGCCCGGCGCAACGCCCGGGACGTCCACGACGACCACCACATTGCCCCCAGGAGCGCCAGGGGGCGCCGCTGCGCCTCCCGCCATCGGTGGGGCGCCTCCTGCCCCTGGCACGGCTCCTGGAGCCCCTGGAGCGCCTCCTGAGCCCCTGGCGCTCCGGGGCCCACCCCAGGGGGGCGTCCCGGCCAGCGAGGCGGGGCAGGCGGGTCGGGCCTACGACATCGCCCTAGCTGACCGCCTGAACCTGGCCCCCGAGTACCCCGGCGAGACGCCCGAGGAGACCCAGGCCCGCCGAGCCGAGAACGTCCGACGCGCCGAGCTGGGGCAGCCCCTCGTCCCACGCAAGCCAGCCGAGATGGTGGCCGAGCCGGGGCAGTTCGGACGCCGGCTCCTCCAGACCGTTGTCGATGTGCCGAACCCCCGGAAGCTGGGCCAGACGGCCCGAGCTGGGCTCGGGTTCCTCGGCGCCCCTGGTGCGGTGGTCGGCGCCGGCACCGAGGCAGCGACCGGGTCCCGAGCAGCCGGCACCGCAGCGCAGGCTGCCACCGACATCGCGCTCGCCTCGGGGGCAGCCCGCCGCCTGGTGTCGCCCGCCGTCACCGCTCGTCAGCTCCAGGCCCTCGAACCCGAGATGGCGGCGGCGATCTCCCGCGCCCAACAGGTCGTCCAGTCGGTCCCCGCCGCGCCCGCCCGGCTGACCCCAGCGGCACAGGTGGTGCAACGGCAGGTGGGCCGCCTGCTCGACCGCGCTGCGGGCACCATCGCCCCCGGGGAGCAGTCCATCCTGGTCAACCGGGCGGTTGCCATCGCTCGCAACTATCTTGGTAACCGCACCCTCCCGGTGATCGAGGCGCTCGGCGATCTCGGTGCGACGCAGCGCCAGCTCGCCACGTCCTACGGCACCCGGGTTGCGCTCCAGCGTGGCATTGGCCGCGCCGCTCGCTACCTGATCCCGACCGCTGTCCTCTACAACTTCCGCGAGGCCATCGGCCGCGCTCTCATTCAGTAGCCGTCACCTCGCCCGCCGCCGAGAGCCCAACCCCACGCCGCGCCTTGTACTCGACCCGTCCCCGCTCGCGCTCGCGCATCCTGACCTTCTCGATCTCGACCAGCGTGTCGAGCGCGAGGCGCAGCTCCTTGCCAGACTGACAGCGGTGCCAGAGCCGGCGCTGGATCTCCCGCCGTGCCACCCACTTGCCGGTGTTCCGAGGCCGGCGCAGGTAGCGCAGCACCGTGTCGGCTACGGTGAGCCTCCGGGCTGCCGCCGTCTCGCCGATGGCACGCTCGAACCCAGGCTCCAGGGCCCGGAGCCACGACAGCGCGGTTCGCAGATGCCCTTCTCTGATAACCTGCTTCGGCGGCGGCCAGTCACCTCGCACCAGCTCCATCGCCGCCAGCACCGTCGCCACCCGGATCGCATGATCTCCCTTCCTACCAATGTAGCCTGACTCGGCCGACGTCGCCGCCCCCTGGTGCTGGCGGCAGTGGTCCTCGTACCAGTCCCGAAAATACTCCTTCGCTTGCTTGGTCAGCCGAAACTCGCCCTGGAGCTGCCCCATGCGCTGGAGCCCCTCCAGCATCGCCTCCACCCGGCCCGCTCGCCTGAGCTGCTCGTCCTGCGGTGGCCGGTCCACCAGGGCGTTCGGCGTCCGATCCGTGGTCTCCTGCCAGACCATCAGCATCCGCCCGAACAGGCCCGCCGTCTGCGCCTGCGTCGGCAGCTCCTTCGCCATCCCGACCGGCGTGGTGGCAGCCAACATGCCGACGCACGGGTTCAAGAGCGTGGCGCTGGAGTCCTTGTTCATGAAGCGCAGCTCGTACTCGCGGTCCCGGAACGCTCCCACCTCCGGGTCGTACCGGCCATGGGGCGCATCGTTCAGATTGGTGACGTGCGTCGCCATCGTCTCCAGAAACCCCTCGGCCGAGAAGAACGCCCCCAGCTCGCTCGCCAGGATAAGGCCGACGCAGTCCGCACCGTCGATGGGATCGCCGACCTCATCCCTCGGCTGCAACGACTTAATCATCATCGACGGGCTGGTGCGCGCCGGCAGCAGGTTGACAGTCCCCGGCGTCAGATCACGGAGCAGCCGCGCCATGGCATCGACGGCCGTGCTCTTGCGAAGGAGGGCCGTCGCCGCCACCAGGCAGACCATCACCTGCCCCGGATAGACCGGGTACTCGTAGCCCTCGGCCCACCGGACACACCACACCCTCCGCCCGAGCACATGCCCGCATCCCGCAATGGCCGCCCACTTGTGAAACAGCGTCGGGGCCTCCAGCCCCCGGGTGTAGCCTAGATAGAGGTCAAGCCATGATTCCTTTCTTTTCCCGTTCCCCGCATAAAACTCTGCCATCCCAGACACACCCTCCCCGTCGCCCGCGCACTCGCCATCCTCCCGATCTGTTGGATTGTTCCCTGATCCAGGTCGCCCTGGTGCCATCTCTCGTACACCTCTGCGTCACCCACCTTCAAGTGGGGTCTCCACGTAAATGAGCATCTCGAACGGACGTCCGTGCTCGTCGCGCTCGACGACGGTGCCATCGTAGGTGAACAGCCGCTCCTCGCCACCGACTTTAGCCGTGATGGCGAGCAGGAATCCCGGCCCCGGCTCGTCCTGCACCACGAGCCAGCCCTCCCTCGTTATCAAGCATCGCTCGCGCCTGGGTCTCGAACGCACGCCATTCAAGCCCCCGGCCGTCTTTCCAGGCATACATCCCCCGACCCCAGCGCCGGCCGATCTTCACACCGACCGGCATCTTGAGTGTCCACGGCCCGCCCTTCCCCTGGTACTCGCGTTCCTTGGACAGCCGCCGCACCGCCCCCATGGCGAGTTCGTACAGCTCGTCCGCTGGTCCATCCAGGATGATCGAGTCGTGGCCCTGGTTCACCAGCCGCGACGTCAGCGCCGTCTGCTTGAGCGCCGCCCAGAGTGGCAGCCAGCCCTCCTGGTTCAGCAGGCACCCGACCTCCGACTGCGGTCCCCACGCCAGCCACTCCTTCTGGTCTTCCTTGCTGACCGTGCGCCCGGTCCACAGCAGGTGACGGCCCCAGGAGTTGGTGAGCCGGCGCTCGTTCATCATCCGGTCCTTCACCCACGCCTGCCACTCGGCGATGTACGGGCGCGCTCGCTCGACCAACTGGAGGATGGCCTCGCACTCCTCGGGCGTCTTCACGACCTCCGACTCGGTCTCGACGATCAGCACCTCCGAGAACCGATAGCCCTCCATGCCGTAGCTGTAGGCGTAGCGCCCCCGCTTGCCGATGACGTCGCGCTCCTCCTCGGTCACCTGGTCGGCGTTCTTCCCCAGGCAGTCGGCGGCCATCAGCCGGTGCTGGTCCAGCTCTAGCGGCCCCATGCGGGCCAGCTCCAGCGCCCTCGGGTCCCCGCTCTGCCCATCCACGATCCGGGCCTCGGCCTGGGAGAGGTCCAGCTCCAGCAGCAGGTGCCCCGGCTTCGACGCCACGAACATCGAGCGGACCTTGTGGAACTGGTTCTGGAGGTTCGTGCCGACGCCCGTGGGCGGCTTCTGGGCCCGGCACCGGCCCGTCTTCGTGAGCGGCCTGAACAACGAGCGCATCCGCCCGTCACGGTCGAGCCGCTCGGGCGCCGTGAACTGCGCCACCTTCTCCTGGTGCCTGAACTGGAGCAAGAGCCGTGCCACCGGGGCTGCCTTCCGGTACTTGAGTTCGAGGCGTCGGAGCGCCACCTCGTTCGCGGTGCGCTTGCCGCCCTTCCGATACTCCTTACACTTCAAGGTATCATAAAAGTAGCTAAGTACCTTTGGACCACTCAGTCCACCTTTTGGCTGGTTCTTGGCCTTCGACGGCAACCCGGACTTGAGCATCTTCGGCCCGGTATGGAGCGGGGTCCCGGCTGCCGCCGTGGTCGCCACCCTGAGGCGCTCCAGCTCCGCCGTCGCCAGCCCGTGGAGCCGGTCGCGCTCCTGGTGATCGACCGTCATGCCCTCCAGCGACAGGTCCAGCCCGGCCCACATGACGCGCTTGTAGTGTGCCCGGTACACGGGAAGGAGCCCGGCCTCGGCTAACCGCCTGTGGTAGAGCTGGTGCAGCTCGATGGTGTGGCGGGCGTCCTTCCCGCAGTACCGCAAGAACTGGGGCCAGTTCGCCGTCTTCCGCTTGAGCCCGCCCCTCGGCCCGACCTCCTGCTCCTTCGCCTCCTCCTTCCA